CGTTCTCCATACTGGCCGTTTGCTTTCTCCGCCTGAAGCTTGAGCTTCTGCTTGGCGTACTCGGTTTCGGTTATACCGGAAAGCCTGGCCATCTCCTTCTCATCGGCGGTCAAGGTCACCCTGGTCGATGATGCCTTGGTACCAGTTGCAGAAGGAACTTCCCTTGATACAGGCGCGCTCATAGCTGCTGCTCGCTGAGTTGTTGGTTCAGGTTCTGGCTTGGGTTTATACCCCATCTCCGCATCGGCAAAATCACGGAATTCGGCACTCTCAATCTGCATGCCCTTCTCAACGCCAACCGCGATCAAATACTCCAAATGCTTCATGGCCCGCACATTAGTACCGGGATGATTGCCGAGAACCTCTTGATGAGCCTTTAACCATTCCTTGGTTTCCGGCTTATAGTTCTGCTCATCGATGAACTCGGCCACGCTATTCCAGCGCCGCTGTTCTCTTTGCGGTGGCGGCTTTGGCTCTTCCTTAGGAGCCTTCTTGCGAACCTCTATTTCCTGCTGACCACGTTCATAGATGGAGATATCATTCTCGGCCTTGGCCAACTCCCGATATGCCGTAGCTTGTGCCTTGGCATCGCCATTGGTGATGGCTGTCTCCATGTCCTGTTGGGCTTTATTGGCCCTGGCCTGAGCCGCCGCCAAGGCATTGCCAACGACCAATTCCTCCTGCTCTTCCACCCGCTGCTGTGATTGAACGACCTGAGCCTCACGTTCCTGGGCAACGCGCTGCATCTCCTCGAAGCGCTTGCGCTGCATCTGCTCATTCTGGCGCAGGGTCTCGATCTGCTTGAGTAATGCTAATTCAGCCTCAGACTGCTTTGGCTTCTCCGGCTCCTTAACCGGTTCCGGCTTCTCTTGCTCCGGCGGCTTGGCTTCGATATCGACTTCACTCTCGACCAGAGGCTCCGGCTCTTTCGATTCGAATAGCTCCGGTGGCTTAGCTGGAGGCTGCGGTTCAGGGGCAGGGCGAAGGCGCGGCATGGGTTCCTCACAAGACTATGTTCGGATCATCTATCCGAAGTCTGATGTTGACATCTCTGACGAGTCGGCACGGGTAGCTGTTTATGTTGATAGCCCAAGCATCCCCGACTTTGTAGACACACCATTCGCCGGGTTTGAACTTGTCAGCTACCGGGAAGCTAAACTCCTGCGTATCCTTAAAGGCGGTCGTGCCAAGCTTGAGGATTAAGCCAGCCTTACCCTGCCAGATATCCTCCTGCATATTCTCATCGACCCTGATGATGCCGCCCTTGGTCTTTCGCGGCCTGACATAAGTGCCAATCAGAACCTGGTCGCCGGGAATATGAATGCCATCAAGTTTACCAATGAAATCGATGATTGCCTGTTTGGGATTATCTGAATCACCAACGACATCGATGGCTTTATAGGGAACGATAACGCTCACTGATTTTCCTCTTCAATCTCATCACACAGCTTTAATGCTTCCTTAAGCCCGTCGATATACCCCACGCTTCTCATGTAAGTGGGGTAATCGACAGCGTGGCCTAGTCCTAGCGATTCACACCGAGTCTTAATCGCATCAATAACCTTGGCCTCAAGCAGCGAATGAAACCGTGTCTGCACTAGGGAGTTCGAGCGTTATAGTGCTTCGCCTTCTCCTTGCGTCCCACACCGGTCTCCGCACCACCAGTCATTGGTACCTTTCCACCTCGTTTCATGCCTGGACGCGGTGGTCCCATCGGCGGCCTTGGCCCACCGCCGCCTAACCCGGCCAAGCCAGGAGGAAGACCACCAGGAGGACCACCAGGAGGAGGCATTCCACCCATCGGTGGACCTGGCGGTGGCATGGGCGGCGGACCTGGAGGCATAGCACCGGCAGGCAAGCCACCGCCGCCATCCCTGTCCTTCTTATGCGGCGCAATAACCACATTGATCTGGTTGTGCGCTTTGTCCTTGCCCTTGCCTCTGGCTCTACCACCCCTGGCAAACTTATCCAGCCTGCCGCCCCTGGCCTGGCCTGAAGGCGAAGAGTCATCACCGGCACCGGCCATCATGCTCTGGAATAATGCCTTATCCTGAGCAGCATCGGCATGCTTGGCCCGACCACCCCTTTTGAGGAAGCTCGCCGCCCTTTGACGGGCTGGAACATGTGCCCCTTTACTTCCATACGGATGTGCCATGTATCCCTCCTAAACCGGCTTCTTCGGGGTGCCATCTTTATTGCGGTGATCAAAGCCACCAGCGGGGTAATTCTCAGCAGTCTCGTTCTTGGTTGTTGGCGGACCAGAAGCGGAACCTCTCACCCAGCCAGTGGCATCGTTGTCGTACTTGGTATCGTGTTGATCTTCGGGAAACTGATTGCCCGACTCGTTCTTGTGGGCCATCTCAGTCCCGCTCTTGTCGGTCGGCTGACCGTATCGGGCTCTCGCCGTATCGCGGCCCCAACTTGCGGTAGATTTGTATTCAGCCATTGGACGATCCCTTTGCTGCTGGCTTCGGTTTAGACTTGGCTATCGCCTTGGCGGCTTCAACCTTAGCCTCATTAAGCGCCTGCGCCTGTTTTAATTTGTGTTCATGCTCTTCCCGCATCTGCTCCATCTTCATGGCGTGCTCCTGCCGATCACGCTCCATGGCCGCCTGATGCTTTTCCCGCTCGACCTGCATCTCGTATCGTGCACGAACCATGCCTCCGCGCATCTCGTGCTCTTGTTGCATCTGCTCGTTACGCAGACCCTGCATCCTCTCCATGTGGTCGTGCTGGATCTTCTGTAGTTGCGCTGCCTGATTATGCTGCATCTCCTGCTGATGCTGGGCGGCATCTATAGACATATCACTCTGCGCCTGGGCATTGTCACGGACGATATCATGAGCGTGGATAATGCGCTCCTGGTTCACCCGCATCGCCTCTAATTGGAGTTTCATCTGCTCAATACGCTCTCTCGACTCACGTTCTCTCTGCTTATCCTGGATAGTAGCAGCCGCCTCAGCCGCCTTGATTTGTGCCTCAAGTTGGGCAACCTGATTCTGTTGCGCCTGCTGCTGAGCCTTCTGAGTGATGGCCTCCATTCTTGGATCTGGGGGCGGCTGCTGAGGCTGTGCCTGGAACAGCCCCTGAGGATCGATATCGGTGATGCGGTAGATACGTAGATCGACCGCCCGTGGGTCGTAAAGCATCGGGCTCTGCATTTGCAGCATCTTGATGATCTGCGCCTTAGCCATACGGTGAAGGGATGTGGGGTTATTTGGATCAGCCACAGGCACAAGTTCGCATCGGTTGAGCGCTTCAATGAACTGATCCTTCACCCATTTCCTGACTGGCTTCTTGCTATGCCGCCAGAAGGCTTCCGGGTCTTCACGGAAGCGCTCCTTGAGAAGCTTAAACTCTTCCGCCTGAGCCGCATGGAGCCGCTTATGAGCCGAATCCATGACCTTGGATGCCTGCTCAATAAGCGCAAGTGTCGTACCCACCGGGGCGTCTTGCTTGCCTTCTCCGACTTGTAAGTTAGCTGTTCCAGCCAGCTTATTTCCGACTTCCTCGACATGGGTCATGAACTGGATGAAGGGTCCGCTGGGGTCTTTGTAAGGGAGCGGCATAACTGCATCACGAATAGATTGTTGGGCTCCAAGATCAATGCCGACTCCAGTGCCCGGAGCAACACGGAATTGGTTCGTGTTCTGGCGTCCAAGTCCTTTTGCGTGGAGGAATCCTGGGAAGTTGGCGAACATTCCAGCATCAAGCGTCTCCCGCCAGGCTGCGGTTAAGGTGTTTGTGGCATTGCCCAGTAGATGAATAAAGCCCAGGCCATAAAAGCCAAGGCCACGAATAAAAGGAAACTGAACGAACCATTGCTTGGCTCGGCATTGCTCATCGTCTTCTTTCCAGTTTCGTCTGACATCCAGGACTTGTCGGCTGTCCCGCTCCAGAGTGACACGATATGGGAGGGGAAGGCACTTTCCTCTGAATTGTTTGGGGGCGTAGTCATCGAGATCGAGTTCGCAATAGGTTTCGTAAATATCATATTCGCGGTCTTCCGGAGCCTGGAACGTGCTAATGCGCCCGTCAACTTCTTCCTTCTTTCTATCCACTACAGTAAGTTTTGGTTGTGGAGGACGTCCAAGTTCAATGTCCCGGTAGGTACCCAAGATTTGCATACGTCGCAAAACCGACCGACGCATACGAATGTGATGGGTGATCCGCGCACTATTCTGAAGATCGGTACAGGCATGGGAGACGATGAGATCTTCTGCATCGACGCTTTCTGACACTGGTCTGTTGCGCAAGGGACAATGATGGACTTTCTTAAAGCCGTCACCGCCAAATGCGACATAAAAGAGCATCCGGTCTGTGTCAGGGTAATACTCCGTTGCCGTTGCCGTCAGATAATGATTCATATCCCGTTCTAGCGCATCAGCCAGATCGTCCTTGGCCTGAAGGGTATCCTCCAGTTCCCTGGCGGCATCGGTCGGCTGCTGGGGATCGGCTACGAATGGTTTGGCGGTAGTGTCGTTGCGAACCTTCACTGGCCCACTGGCAGGCATCAGTTCGGCTCGGGCGTTAGCCTGAAACGACACTACCGCGCCTAATAGGAGAGGATGCCTTACGGTTGACATCCCCTCCAACGGGGCGGAAGTTGTCCCAGCATCGGAGCGGGGCTTCTCCAACTTCAAGCCCAAGAGATTAATACCCAGAGCCCTGGTCTCTAACCATTCCTTACGGGAGTCATCATCCCTTTGGATGCCGTCGAGGAGATCGGTGGAGATGCGGGCAAGCTCGCCATCGTCCATCCTCTTGGCCAGGTTTTCGTAGAAACCACCTTCGTCTACGTCGCTTTTATCCGGGTTGAAATCGATGGTGACCGACCCATCGGGGTGGTCGATCTTCATCGCCCCTTCTTCGAACTTGATATGGATGTCGTCCTTGTCCCCCTCATCGGCGGAGGGCATCAACGATAGATTGGGACGCAGCGGACTCGGCGGGGGATCTGGCAGTTGCTTCGTAGAGGGTGCAGCCATCTAACTATACAGGATATAGTGGGTTGCCTCTCGCCGCATCATAATCGATAGAATCCTTAACGTCACTCTGATACTCATGCGCCTTGAGGGCATAGTTCATGTCGCGCAAGTAGCGTATCGCCTGGCTCATACTATCGACAAGATCGTCGTGGCTGCCCCGTGGAAAAATGGCACACTGGTTGATAACCTGGTCCGCCCAAGCCTTGTCCGGGGCGAAGATCATGCCATCGGCAAATAGAGGCTCGATGCTTTGGACCCTGGCGACCTTATCACCGTAAAGCTTCGGATCAATCAGATCGACGGAGAGCCTGCCCCTGAGAACGCGGTGAAGCTCCT